AAGATATTGAACTAGGTGAGTTTGAAATAAGTTTTATTTCTACTATATTCGGAGCAATGAGCGCTAAAGTTAATACGGTAGTCGATTTCTTTTTCGGCGGATCGTCTAAAAAGAATCAAGAACAAAATAAAAATAAATAAACATGGCACAAAATTTAAACCAAATAGATATAGGACAGAGTGGTGGGGCTTATTTAGACGACACAGGCGCTTTTACTCCACCAACAGGCAAAGTAGTTACAGCTATATATATTGTAGCAGCTAATACTAGCTTTACTTTATTAACACCTGCTAATGACGCTAACATATTTTACCCAGGAACTTCAGTTACTGCAACAGCCGCAGGTAACGGCGTTAATGCGGAGGCTATAGCTTCTGGTGATAATTTTCCAGCGGGCATGTGGATATATGGTAGATTTTCAGCTATTACTTTAGCTGATGGTGCTATATTTGCGTACTTCAGCGAAGAATAAAAATTAACAAATTAAATTAAATTAAATTATGGCAAAAGAAAAAATGGTTGACCTTAAACCAGAGGTTGACAAAATATCAGACGAACATTTAAAACAATTACAAGAAGTTATAAATGTTATAAATAATATACAATTTAAAGTAGGACAAATAGAAGGACAAAAACATAACTTGTTACATGAGCTAGGATTGTCACAAAAAAAAATTGTTGAAATGCAAGATGTTTTTTCTAAAGAATATGGCACTTTTGATATTAATGTAGCTGACGGAACTATTAATAGAAAGAAAGATGAAAAATAATATCATTAGAAAAATAACTATAGGCAAAGACTACAAGAACGATTCAATGCACTACGCTGTTGATCAAGAAGTTTATGGTGGTCATAAAATATGTGATATAGTAGAAGAAGAAGATAAGTACTCTATTTATATTAGAAAAGAAGAGGTTGTTATACCTTGGAAGGATTTTAATAAAAATATGGCTATATCAGTTGAGTATAACTTAGAATATTAATGAATGCTGCTTACAAAGATTTTATTATCAGTCCTATTGGTGATAGGTATAATAACAGTGTACGAGTCGGTAAAAAAGAACTAGTACTTAATACTGAAATATTTAATCATCAATATATAAATAGATTAGCAAAAGTTATCGCTACTCCGCTATTATTTAAATCACCTGTTAAAGTAGGTGATGAAGTAATAGTACATCATAATATATTTAGAAGATGGCATGATGTTAAAGGCAGAGAAAGAAACAGTAGGTCGTACTGGAAAGAAGATAAATATATAGTTTCACAAGATCAAATATATTTATACAATAATAAAGCTATGCCTGGTTTTAGTTTTGTTAAGCCACTAAAAGCTACAAATAAATTTAATACTGAAACAGAAAAACCATTAATAGGTATAGTTAAATATTCTGATGGTAACTTTAACATAAACGACTTAGTTGGCTTTACACCTAATAGTGAATATGAGTTTATTATAAACGGAGAAAGATTATATAGGGTTATGAATAAATTTATTACAATTAAATATGAATATCAAGGAAACGAAGAAGAATATAATCCAAGCTGGGCAAAAAGCGGTTGAAGAACTTATTAAAGTAGCTAAAGAACCTATAGTTGATAGTGATGACGACATATCAGCTGATAGATTAAAAAATGCAGCGGCTACAAAAAAACTAGCTATATTCGATGCTTTTGAAATACTTAATCGTATAAATGAAGAAGAAAATATGCTTGAAGGTAAAGTTGAAGAAAAAAAAGAAGTTAAGTTTAAAGGCTTTGCAGAAGGTAGATCAAAATGAAGTACAAGCAAAGTTTATATAAAATAGTAGAGCCAATAAGGCTAAATACTATTAAAAGATTAAACAAAGGTAAGAAGTGGGAATATGGATATAATAAAGAAAACGATGTAGTTGTTATATCTAGGACTGGTATGATAGGCGATGTCATAGAAATACAAGGTTTACAAATAGCATTACCTAAACAACCAAATAAAATATATAGTTGTAGCAAAGATAAGAAAGAGCAAAAATGGAAACAGTTTCCTGCTAATCCTGCTTTTAAAAAAATTAAAACAGTATTTGATTGGCAAGATTATCCAGATGATTTTAAACAAGATCATTATGAATATATAGACGAAGAGTTTAAAAGAAGAGAAGAGGGTTTTTGGTTTATGAATAACGGTAAACCAACATACATAACAGGTACGCACTATATGTACTTACAATGGAGTAAAATAGACGTAGGCGCTCCAGATTATAGAGAGGCTAACAGATTGTTTTTTATATTTTGGGAAGCTTGTAAAGCAGATAAAAGAAGTTACGGGATGTGTTATTTAAAAAATAGACGTTCTGGTTTTTCATTTATGAGTTCAGCTGAAACTGTTAATCTAGCAACACTTGCTAGTGATAGTAGATTTGGTATACTATCAAAAACTGGTGCTGATGCAAAAAAAATGTTTACGGATAAAGTTGTACCAATAAGTCTCAACTATCCATTTTTCTTTAAACCGATACAAGATGGTATGGACAGACCAAAGTCCGAACTTGCATATAGAGTTCCAGCTAAAAAGTTTACTCGTAGAAAAATACGTGAGCGTGAGGAAATGGATGACGTTGAAGGACTAGATACAACTATAGACTGGAAGAATACAGGTGATAATAGTTATGACGGTGAAAAACTAAATCTATTAGTTCATGATGAAAGCGGTAAGTGGGAAAGACCTGATAATATAAGAAACAACTGGAGAGTTACAAAAACTTGTTTGCGTTTAGGTAGTAGAGTTGTTGGTAAGTGTATGATGGGTAGTACTAGTAACTCACTTGATAAAGGTGGTGATAATTTTAAAGATTTATATAATAACTCTGATGTAACAAAACGTAATCGTAATGGACAAACTAAATCAGGTTTATATTCTTTATTTATACCAATGGAGTGGAATTACGAAGGATTTATTGATGAGTATGGCCAACCAGTTTTTAATACACCTACAAAGCCAGCAATTGATCCGCAAGGAATAGAAATAGATCACGGAGTAATAGACCATTGGGACAATGAAGCTGAAGGCCTAAAAGACGATCAAGATGCTTTAAACGAATTTTACCGCCAGTTTCCAAGAACTGAAGAACACGCGTTTAGAGATGAAACAAAAAATAGCTTATTTAATCTTATAAAGATATACGAGCAAATAGATTATAACGAAGGTAACAAAAATTCATCTGTAACAACTGTTGGTAATTTTCAATGGTTAAATGGTAAAAAAGATACATTAGTTACGTTTAACCCAGATCCTAACGGTAGGTTTAATATTAGTTGGGTGCCAAGTAGTAAATTACAAAATAACGTTATTATTAAAAATGGCGTACGGTATCCAGGTAATGAGCACATGGGAGCTTTTGGTTGTGACTCATATGATATATCTGGAACAGTAGACAAACGAGGTTCAAAAGGGGCTTTGCACGGATTAACAAAGTTTTCAATGGAAGACGCGCCAGCAAATACTTTTTTCCTTGAATATATAGCAAGACCACAAACAGCTGAAATATTTTTTGAAGATGTTTTAATGGCTTTAGTGTTTTACGGTATGCCATTGCTTGCAGAAAATAATAAACCAAGATTATTATATTATTTACGAAGAAGAGGATATAGAGGATTTAGCATGAACAGGCCTGATAAAATTTGGAATAAATTATCAGTTGCAGAAAAAGAAGTTGGTGGAATACCAAACTCTAGCGAAGATATAAAACAAGCCCACGCTGCTGCTATTGAAATGTATATTAACGATCACGTTGGTTTGTTGCAAGACGGGACTTATGGTACTATGTATTTTAACGAAACTTTAAATGACTGGTCTAAGTTTGACATAAACAAAAGAACTAAACACGATGCTGCAATTAGTTCTGGATTAGCAATAATGGCTTGTAATAGGCATTTATATAGACCAAATCCAAACAAGCAAAAAACTCCGTTAAATATACATATATCAAAATATAATAATAAAGGATTTTCATCACAGATAATTAAGAATAAAATATGAGATCAGAACATTCAATACATTTTCCATCACAAGCTGTTAGCGATTTAGAAAAGCTAAGTGAGGATTACGGTTTAAAAGTAGCAAGAGCCATAAGGCATGAATGGTTTTCTGGTACTACATCTAAGTACAATAGTCATAAAAATAATTTCCACACATTAAGATTATACGCTAGAGGCGAGCAGCCTATACAAAAATACAAAAACGAGTTATCTATTAACGGCGATTTATCTTATCTTAATTTAGACTGGAAGCCAGTACCTATTATACCAAAGTTTGTTGATATAGTAGTTAATGGTATGGCTCAAAGAAATTATGAAATAAATTGTTTTTCACAAGATGAATATGGCGTTAGCAAAAGAACAGCTTACATGGAGTCTATGCTTAAAGACATGCGAGCAAAAAATTTTAACGAAGTTGCTAAACAGCAATTTGATATAGATCTTTATGAAAATGATGTAGAAAAACTACCCGATTCTGAAGAGGAGCTAGCTTTACACATGCAGCTTAATTATAAGCAAGCTGTTGAATTAGCAGAAGAGCAAGCTATAAACGTTTTGTTAGAAGGCAGTGATTATGATTTAATAAGAAGAAGATGTTTATATGACTTGACTGTTTTAGGCATTGGTGCAACAAAAACAACATTTAACTTTAGTAGTGGAGCTAAAGCTGAATATGTTGATCCTACAGATTTAGTTTATTCACATACTGAATCACCTTACTTTGATGACATATACTATGTTGGCGAAGTAAAAGAATTACCAATAAACGAATTAGTAAAAGAATTTAATGAATTATCTGAAGAAGATATAAAAGACTTAGTAGATAAGTACGCGTACCCATTAGATTATGTTACTAACAGAGATAAAAACAAAGTTCAAGTTTTATATTTTAATTATAAAACTCACATGAATGATGTTTACAAGCTTAAGTCTACAGCTGCTGGAGGAGAAAAGGTAATAGAAAAAGATGATACTTTTAATCCACCTGTAGAAAACATGGATGGTGACTTTAGCAAGCTAGAAAGAGTTGTAGAAGTTTTATATGAAGGTGTTTATATTATTGGTGCAGACAAATTATTAAAATGGAAAATGTGTGATAACATGATGAGAACAGACTCTGATTTTAATAAAGTGAAAATGAACTATCAAATAGTAGCGCCTAGATTATATAAAGGAAAAATTGAATCATTAGTGGGTAGAATAACTAGCTTTGCTGATATGATACAACTTACGCACTTAAAGCTACAACAAGTAATGGCTCGTATGGTACCAGATGGTGTGTATTTAGATGCTGATGGTTTAGCTGAAATAGATTTAGGTAATGGAACAAATTACAATCCACAAGAAGCTTTAAATATGTTCTTTCAAACTGGTAGCGTTATTGGTAGAAGCTTTACGTCTGAAGGTGACATGAATCCTGGAAAAATACCAATACAACAAATAAACAATGGTGTTAATGGTGGTAAGTTGCAAAGTTTGATTACGACTTACAATTATTATCTTCAAATGATTAGAGATGTAACCGGATTAAATGAAGCAAGAGACGCTAGTACTCCAAACAGAGATGCTTTAGTTGGTGTACAAAAGTTAGCTGCTGCTAATTCAAATACAGCTACAAGACATATATTACAGTCTATGTTATTTATAACTGCTGAAGTGGCTGAGTGCTTATCATTACGTATAGCAGACATAATAGAATACTCGCCAACAAAAGATGCTTTTATAAGAGCGTTAGGTGCTCATAACGTAGCAACTCTTGAAGAGATGGAAAATTTACATCTTTATGATTTTGGTATATTTATAGAATTAGCACCAGATGATGAAGAAAAACAATTGTTAGAAAATAATATTCAAGCTGCGTTACAACAACAATCAATTGATTTAGACGATGCTATTGATTTGCGTAATGTAAGAAATGTAAAATTAGCTAATCAATTATTAAAAGTAAAAAGAAAAGCTAAAATGGCTAGAGATCAGCAAATGCAACAAGAAAACATACAAGCTCAAGCTCAAGCAAACTCGCAAGCTCAGCAAGTGGCAGCTCAAGCTGAAATGCAAAAAGCTCAAGCTAAAACTCAAGCTGAAGCACAATTAGAGCAAACTAGAAATCAATTAAAAATACAGTACTTACAACAAGAAGTTCAATTGAAAAAAGAATTAATGCAATTTGAGTTTGAACTAAACACTAAGTTAGAAGGCTCTAAACAACAAACTAATTCTCAAATGGAAAAAATAAGAGAAGACAGGAAAGATCAAAGAGTTAACATACAAGCTGATCGTCAAAAAGAAATGATAGAGCAAAGAAAACAGGGTGATTCACTTAATAAGTTTGAATCATCAGGTAATGATATACTTACGGGAGACGCTAGTATGGAAAGA